GCAAATACCGCAGGTTCTGGTAATGCTGGAGGTGCAGGGAAAGCTAGTAGCATCACCGGCAGTTCAGTTAACTACGCTGGTGGCGGATCAGGCGGAAGTAATAATGCTACTACAGGTGGCGTTGGCGGAGGCGGCGATGGTGGAGCGTTAAACGCCGCTGGTTCAAACGGAACCGTTAATACTGGTGGTGGCGGTGGTGGTGCTGGAAATCAAGCGTCCACAGCGAAAGCAGGAGGGAACGGTGGGAAAGGCTTGGTCATTATTTCCGTGGCTGACACCGAACCAGTAGCAACGACAACCGGCAGCCCGACTGTGACTACTTCGGGTGGGCGCCGTATCTACCAATTCAACGATAGCGGAACGATCACCTTCGTCTAAAATGGCCTACTTCGCGCAAGTCGATTCTAGCAACGTCGTTCAGCAGGTCATCGCCGTCAACGATGCCGAGTGTCTCGACCAATACGGCAACGAGAACGAAGCGATTGGTGCTCTGTTCTGTCATAATTTGTTGGGCGGCACTTGGCTCCAGACCTCGTTCAACGCCCGGATCAGGGGAAAGTTTGCCGGGATAGGCGACATCTACGATCCGACTACGGATACCTTTAACTCACCGCCAGAATGAACCTTTCTGCCATCGTTCCTCCCGGTTTAGTAGGCCCGCAAGGCCCATCCGGTGCCACTATCACAAACGTCTGGATTCCGGCCTCCGCGTGGATTCCCCGCACCACTTCGGGGTGTGGCGTCAATTCCCTAGAAGCGTCCACCAACAAGGTGAACTACGACGTGCTGGAGTTTGATGCGGCGGCCATCGAGTACGCGCAGGCGATGGTCATTATGCCGAATAACTGGAACGCCGGAACGGTGACATCCAAGTTCCATTGGACGGCAGCCTCCGGTTCTGGTGATGTGGTTTGGCAGCTCTCCGGGCGAGCCTACGCCAATGACGATGCCATTGACCAAGCCACCGGCACGGCACAGACGGCAACTGACACCCTGACTGCGGCCAATGACGTGGACATCTCCCCTGCCACCTCTGCCATCACCTTGGCGGGTACGGCGGCCAATGGGAACCCCATCGTCTACGAACTTAGCCGCAAGGCTACGGATGCTGGCGACACCCTCGCCGTGGACGCCCGCCTCCTTGGCGTCGAAATCTCCTACACGTCGAGCTGATGAGGGCGCGGCATAGACATTTCAAGCCAACTTCAGTTGGTGCATTTATTGCTGTTGATAGTCGTTACATCAACCAAAGCGACAACACGGCGATAAGCACTTGGTCCGACCGAAGCGGGAGTGCTAATGACGTGACGCAAGCTACGGGAGCAAATCAACCCGTCTATCGCACAGGCGTCCTTGGAGGCAATGGGGTTGTGCGATTTGATGGCTCAAATGATTTTCTTGAAAGCCCTACGATAGTAAAGAGCCAGCCTTACACTTCCTTTTTGGTAAATCTACCGAAACAATTTTACTCAAATTACAATGAGGTATTCGAGGATTCAAGTTTAGGATGCCTTTCTGCAATAGCTCCAAGCGGAGGAGTTGCAAAACACGACACGTATGCAGGCGTAGACCTATTCGGGGTAGCAGCAACTGTTAATGCGTGGTTTATCGGCAATCACGTATTCAACGGCTCAAGTTCAAAAAACGAGATAAATGGAGGGTCGATAACAACCGGGAACGCAGGCACCAACAATATCAACGGAAAATTTCAAGTGGGTCGAAACTGGAATAGTACGATTTATGTGAATAACGATTTTGCATTTGGTATGGTTTGTTCCGGTGCATTAAGCGACAGCCTTCGCCAGCGCATAGACCACAGCAACGCCTACAGTTTCAAACTAGCCTGCTCGTAATGACCACCTACCTCACCCTCGACTGCGCCCTCCGCGCCGAAACCGACCCGACGGCCATCTCCAATCTGGAGCGCAAGGGCTGGGTCGTCACCGTTCCGCCGAGCTACGACCCCGCCACCGAGCAGGCGCCCGTCTGGGAGAACTGCGCGTGGGTGGTGAAGCCGATCCCGCCTCCCGCGCCCTACCGCGTGAGCAAGGACACGATCACCAGCCGCGTGCTGGATGCCGGCAAGCTTCCCGACTTAATGACGCTCATCGACGGCCTGCCGCCCGAGCAGCAGTTCCTCTGGGACAACTATGCGTGGTTCTGGAATAACAATCCAACCGTGAACGCGATGTGCGCGCAGCTTGGCCTCGACCCTGCTGTCATCCTAGCCCCGGATCCCTATCTGACATAACTATGAAACTGTTCCTCGCCCTCCTCCTGCTCGTCAGCAGCGCGTTTGCCCAAGCCGCCTCCACGCCCGTTCTCGCTGGGCGCAAGGTGGTGTTCATCTCCTCCGCCGAAGGCACCACCCCCTTCACCTACGTCTGGTACAAGGACAATGTGATCCTCCCCAACGAAACCCAGTCCACGCTCACCATTGAGAGCGTGACCGCCGCTAACGCTGGCACCTACAAGGTCCGAATCAGCAATGCCGCCGGGTTTATGGACTCCAACGAGATTGCCATCGTGATTCCGCAGGCCCCGACCAAGGCCACCATCACCATCTCCATCATTCCGTGACTGGCTTGGTGGGCCTTATTCTGGCTCTTGCTAAGGCCATTCCTTTTCTGAACCGGCTCTTGGATGCCGTTCAGGAGGCCAGACTAGTCTCCACCCACAATGCCATCGACCAAGCCATCCAGAACGCCCGTAATGGCCCTCCTGTGTGCCCTTATGGCAGTTGTCCTCTCCGGGTGCGCCACGCCGAAGGTGAGCCAGCTCCTTCAGCATCCTGAGTTCCCTGCGGCGGCCCAATTTGCGCCCAATTTCACCGCAGACGCCCTCAAAGCCTTGGCCGATTATGAGCGCAAGTCGTGGTAAACTCCTCCCGATGCTCCATCCGAAGGACATTCTTGTTGCGGGGACCCCGGCTGTGGCGTCCATCACCCTTTCTCAGGTGAATCAAGTGGCGGCTCTCGTGGGCACCCTTCTCGGAATTGCATACCTACTCTGGAAATGGCGGAGGGAGGCCAAGTGAAGAAGGCGGATATGCCGTGCAACCAGCCGATGAAGAGCTGGAGGGCGGGGAAGAAGAAGGTGGTGAAGGCTTGTGCGAATGGACAGGAGAGGATCGTCCATTTCGGTGATAGCTCGATGAAGGACTTTACCCAGCACCGCTCCAAGGAGCGTCGTAAGTCCTATTGCGCCCGTTCCGGTGGGATTAAGGGCGGGGAAGGCAAGCTCTCCGCCAACTACTGGGCGCGTAAGGTGCTTTGGTCCTGTTAATCCTATGAAGAAATCATCCGGTTGTAAGCATCGCAAAGGTCACGAAAAGAACGAGTCCAAGAAGGAGCGTATGATGGAATACGGCTCTATGAAGACTCGTAATTACGGTACTTCCCGCAAGAAGCGGTAATTATGCCCCTCACCAAGAAGGGGAAGAAGATTATGGCCTCGATGCAGGCCGAGTACGGTAAGGAGCAGGGCCAGCGGGTGTTCTACGCTGCCGCCAATAAGGGCACGATTAAGGGTACGGATTTCAAGCGGAAGCGGCGGTAAGTGGTAGGATAGGTGTATGCCTGTCCTGTCCACAGTTGGTGCTGCCTCTTTGCGGGCGTTTGGGGCCTTCCGTGCTGGAGGGCTCTCCCCGTTTATCGTAGCTACTGGCGGGACGGTTTACGTTGATCCGACTGACGCGGACTACAAGATTCACGAGTTTACTTCTAGCTCGTCGTTCTTCATTGCTTCGTGCCCTGCCTCGGCAACCTTAGAGGCGTTTTTGGTGGGCGGTGGCGGTGCCGGTCTTTATGGCGGTGGTGGAGCTGGTGGTATGGTCTATGAGGCAAGTCACCTTGTGTCGGTTGGCACGTATGGTGTCACGATTGGCTCTGGCGGCACTTCCGGTGCAAGCGGTGGCGACTCCATCTTTTCATCCCTCGTCGCATTAGGAGGTGGATCGCCCAACGCCGCTGGCGGCAGCGGCGGTGGTGGTGTGGATAATAACGGCGGTGCCGGGCTTCAGCCCACTAGCTCCACGGGCGGATATGGGAGTGAGGGCGGGAACTGGACTAGCTTTGGCAATGACGGCGGCGGTGGCGGTGCGGCCAATGCTGGATCGGTTCCTGCCGGTGGCGATGGGCGCAATGCCTTCATCCGCAATTCCTCCGGCGTGTTCGACCCATTCGCCAAGGGTGGGTATGGCAATTTAAACTCTACCTCGTCCCAATCTCCGAGTGTGGTTGCCAATAGCGGCAACGGCGGCTGGGGTGGCGGTTACAACGGGGTGTCCTTTGGCAGCGGTCAGGCTGGCATTGTCCGCTTGCGCTACAAATTCCAATAATGGCACGCTATTCCAAGTTTGGGGCTCTCGACTCGGCCATTGTTGACGATGGCGACGTAGGCTTTACGCGGGTCAATAACCGTCTCCGTCCTGATCAATTGAAGGGCGGGGAGGTCTATTCCAGCTCCAATGGGCGGATGGACATCGAGGGCGCTTGGCAGACCCGTAAGGGGCTGGAGAGCTTCGGTCCTACCCTTACTGCCAATACGGAGTCCATCCGGCTGGTTAGCCCTCCGGTCTGGTATCTGTACGCCACGGCCAGCATCTCCTCGGCCAGCCGGTCGGGCACCACCGTAACGGTTAATACGGCTACGAATGCCTTCGTCACCAGCACATTGGTGAACATTGCTGGCGTTAGCGGAACTGTGGACCCTACGGGCAATCGGGTGATTACGGTCGTTAGCTCCACCCAATTCACCTTCACCATCCCCGGTGCTACGGGAAGTGAGACCTACACCGTCAGTTCTGGGGTGGCCGGTCCGGCCAAGCTTACTGGCACCCAAACGACCGGCGTTTACGGGTCTTGCCTCTTCTCCGACCCTTCCAGCCAGAACGCCAACTACATCATCCGGGCGACCAATCAGAACGCCATCGCTACTCCTGCTAGTGGCGGGGCTTCGGTCACCATCTCCTATCCGGCTGGCGTATCCATCTCCTCGGATGTCGAACTCCTGCAATGCTTCGACAAGGTACTGATGTTCCGCGAGGGAGAGACGGCTTTGGAGTGGAACGGAGACCTTTCGGGCAGTCCTGCCTTCACGGCGGTGGCTAGTGGGTTGTATACGCAGCCCGTATACTTCGATGCGGCGGGAAATGCCTCCATCACGGATGGCGTGGTCACCATCACGGCCAATTCCCACGGGCTTTCCGTTGGAGATACGGTGTATGTCATCGACCGGGCATCCTCCGAGCTTCAGGAGGGGGACTTCCCGTACACGGTGAGCGAGGTACCTACGGCCAACAGCTTCAAGTTCCTTGGTCAGGTTCCGGACATCTCTTCGGATCGGATCGTGGTGTCCAAGAAGATCAGCTCCGGCAAGGGGTTCATCCATATGCCCGCGCCGGGATGGGGCTACTACCATCAACGCCGTCTGTGGGTGCCTTACTGGTATGAACCGGGTTCTGGGTCTTATACTGACAGGAATGTCAGGGATGAGATCATTGCCTCCGACATTCTGGACAGCGACACCTACGACCGCATCCAGAACCAATATCGGATCACGGCTGGTGTGGCCGACTACGTTGTCGGGCTTCAGGCGTTTGCCGAGGACAACCTCCTCGTCTTTAACCGCAATTCCATCCATCTGGTGAGGGGGATCAGCGGATCGGTGGCTGACACGGCTGTTCAGATGATTACGTCTGAGGTCGGATGTGTGGCCCGCCGGTCCATCCTCCAGATTGGGAATCAGGTTCTGTTCCTCTCCGACAATGGGGTATACGCTGCGGCCTTTGGTGACCTTTATAACCTAAGAGGTGCAGGCGTACCTTTGTCGGAGCCTATTGCGGCTACGATTCAGCGGATTAACAAGGACTATGCGGATAGGGCTGTCGCGGCCTACTTCAACAACCGGTACTACCTCGCGGTGCCGTTGGATAGCTCCACGACCAATAACGCCATCCTCATCTACAACTTCCTAAATCAGGGATGGGAGTCGTTGGACACGACCGGGCAGACTGGCTGGGAGATCGACAACTTCATCGTCGCGGACAACAGCGGGCTGGCCTCCCTGTACACCATCAGTCCTAGTGGTTCGATCCACGAGATTGACGCCCGGGCAGACGGCAACGACAACCTATCAATCTTTGCGGGCGTTCCAGCCGCCATCTACCCCATCTCCAGCAGCGTCACCACCCGGCAATACGCCTACGGGGTGATGGACCGCAAGAAGTTCAATTCCTATGAGTTCCATATTGAAAGCTCTGCTTCGGAGTCATCGAACGCGACGTTCTCGGCGGAGGTGGAGAATCCCGATGCCATTGTTGATCTTGGCACTCTCTCAAGCCTCCTTGGCTCCAATCTGGCGGTAGCCGAAGATGCGTCGCTGCGTGGTAGAATTGGAAACAAGCGCGGCTATGGCATCCAGATGACGGTGGCCCCTACCAATGGGCGACCGAAGTTGAGGGCCGTAAAGGTGCAGGCGATGATCACCGACCCAACTATCTCTCAAGCCTCCTAATATGCCTGTCCTTTCCAAAGGCACCACTTTTGCCACGGGCGATGCCCCTACGGCTACCACCCTGAACAATCTGGTGGATAATGCCACCTTTGTATCCGGGGCGGTGGATGGGGCGACCACCCAGCTCTCTTCTGGGGCGATCATCGTCAAGGACGGAGGCATCACCCCGGCTAAGTTGTCCACGGGAGGCCCTTCTTGGACTAGTGGCGGGGCTCTGACGGCCACTTCCATCCAGAACACCTCTATTGGCACTTCTACGGCCTCTTCCGGCGCTTTTACGACCCTTTCGGCGTCTGGCACTACCTCCATCTACGAAGTGCTGGAAAAGGCTTCTATTTCGGCTACTTCGCTTACTGGGACCGTTAACTTCAATGCTCTGGATGGTGCGGTGCTGTATTGCACCTCAAATGCATCTGGGGATTGGACGTTGAACGTCCGAGGCGACAGCGGAAATACCCTGAACAGCGTGATGGCGACTGGGGACAGCCTTAGTTTGGCTATTCTGGTCACTCAGGGGTCTACGGCCTACCGCCAGCAAACTTTCCAAATTGACGGGTCTGCCGTAGTGCCGAAGTGGGCTGGTGGCACGGCTCCGGGTGCTGGCAACGCCAATAGTGTGGACGCCTACACCATCACCATCTTTAAGACGGGGAGTGCAGCCTTCACCGTCTTCGCTAGTCAGACCAAGTTTGCCTAACGCCATTGAGCGTGCGCTGGCCCTCTATGGGTCAGATTTTGCTAGGGTTCACGGGTTCTATTCCCAGTTTGGCTATTGTTACTCTGAGCCAGAAGCCTTAGTTCTCTTCCGTCCGTGCTTACGGGATAGGTTTTGGGAGATCAATCCAGCCAGCCCCGACTGTTGGTGGGTTGAGTTGGCGATAGGGGCAAAAGCACCAGCCATCTTTGCTAGAATCCTCCCGTGGTCACTACCTTACGTTGGCTGGCAACGCGGGGCTAGGAACGACCTAAAACCTCGCTTCTTCCCTTTCAACAAAGCCAAAGCACTCTATGAGCTTCAAGGTCGGTTCCCCTCCCCCTCCGCCAGCGCCTGTTAGCCCCGGACAATCTGCTGGTCAGTTCGTTCGGGAGATGGCCGATCCGGCCCTCCAGCAGCTCATCTTTCAGGCGGAATCCCAATATCGCCCGCAGTACACGGCGCTTAATCAGCGCGACCTTCAGAACACCCTTCTGGGCGTTGCTCCGGGAACTGCGGAAGGGTTCTACGGCACTCTGGATTTGGCTGATATGGCGGCTCGCCGTCAGGCGGCGCTTGGTCAGAGCCTTCAGACGCAGGCTACGGAGTTTGGTCTTGCCCAACTTGGGGCATATGCCCCGCAAGCCCGTGACGCTTATTTGGCCGCAAATCCGCAGATGGCGGCGGCTCTGGGTCAGGCTGAGTCGATGGGTGGGCGGCAGGTTAGTGGCTATCTGAACGAGATGGGGCGGCTTGCAATGCAGACTCCCGAAAGGATGTCTGTTAACCCCTTCGCAGCCCCGGGCGGGTCCATTTATGGCAACGCCCAAGAACAAGCCCAGCGGGCTTTGGGCGCGGCCCAGCAGAACGCAATGGCAGGCGGGCAAACTGCTATGGCTGGTCAGGGTGTCAGCCCTGAGCTTCAGGCGCGGATGCAGAGTCTGGTTTCTAGTGCCCGAGCTGCTGATGCGGGCGGGATGCCGCAAGTCAGTATGCCGGGTGCGGTCCGGGCCGATCAGGTAACTTCCGGCGGCGTTCTTACTCCTGAGCGCGTTAATGCTGAACGTGTTGCGGCTGAGCGAGTGCGGGCCGGTCAGGTACAGGCTGGTACTGTGGGAGGCGGCGCTCTTGGGGAGTCGCTTTACAATCAGGCCCTTCAAGGCCAGCAGCTTAGTCAGCTCTCGCAAGCCCTCCAGCAGCAGGGGTTGGCGCGAGCTGCAACTCCGGGACAGCTTTCCCCGGAGGAAATCCGCGCAGCTACGCAGGGTTCTCGTGAGGGATTTGCCGCCTCTGGGCGTATTTCCGACAATGCTTCCATTGCGGGTGAGGCTCTGGCCCGTGCGGGGGCGGCCCGTGAGCGTTCTGTTCAGGATTTGGCAATGGCGCAGCAGATCAACCAGCAGCTACTTGGTGCCCAGCAGATGGGCCAGCAGCTTGCCACGGATGTTCTCCGCACGGACATCCAGCGCCAGCAGGGCAATGTTGGAACCCAGCTTCAAGCTGGTCAGTTTAACGTGGACGCGATGTTACGTGGTGACCTTGCCAACCAGCAGACCAACCTTCAGGCCAATTTGGCTAATCAGGATGCGTTTTTGCGAGCGTCACTTGCCAACCAGCAGGCTGGGATGCAGGCCGGTCAGTTCAACATCCAGAACGCTCAGGATGTGCAGCGTTTGAATCAGGCTGCCAACTTGCAGGCTTCATTGGCGAATCAGGCCAATCAGCAGCGGGGATATGAGTTCGTGACTGGGACCAACTTGCAGGCCCAGCTTGCGAATCGGGACTTCGCCGCCCAGCAGGCCCAGCAGCGATTTGGCAATCTTGGCGCTGTCCTCGGTTCCGAGCAGGCGATGCTTGGTGCGGATCGGGCTTACGCCCTCCAGCAGGCTGGTCAGCAGCAGGGCGTTACGGCAGCCAGTCTTGGTCTCATTGGGTTCGGCCAGACTCCCTATGCTTTGGGTCTTGGGGCGCAGCAGCAGGGGATTAGTGCTGGTCAAATGGGGATGGGTCCGCAGCTCTTCGATCCGTCTGCTGGCATCAACCTCGGTCTCCAGAATGCGGCGAATCTGGGCAACTATCAGGCGGCTACCTATGGTGCGCGGGCGGGGGCTCAGGGCGCTATGATGGGCGGTTTGATGCAGGGTCTCGGGACTATTGGCGGCGCTGCTGTCGGGAAGTATTGCTGGGTAGCCCGAGAGGTGTATGGCGAGGACAACCCCAAGTGGGTGCTCTTCCGCGAGTGGCTTCTCTCCAAGGCTCCTGCGTGGTTCCGCAACCTCTACATCAAGCACGGCGCGGAGTTTGCCGAGTTCATCAGCAACAAGCCGAAACTGAAGTCCCTAATCCGTCGTTGGATGGACAGCCGAATCAGCTACAACTTCGCTTAATATGGCTATCATTGGACAAGGCGTACAGGCTGGTCTTGGTCGCATTGACTACTCTCCCTATATGCAGGGAGCGGTGTCCGGGGCTCAGAGCATTGCTCAGGGGCTTGCAAGCCTAGGCCAGAACGTTGCCAAGGGCTTTGAGCAATACACCCTAAAGCAGGAAAAGAAGAAGCAGGAGGAGTCGGCTACCAATACTGTCGCCAACATCTTCAAGGCTAGCCCATTTCTAGCTAAAAGCTTAAATATTCCACAGGACCAGAACGGTGAGTTCGACAAGGGTGCTCTCAAAGATTTCATCAAGGTGTATGGTCCGGGGCAGGCCGTGCAGGTAGCCTCTGCGCTAGACCAGATGACCCGTGCTCGTCAGCAGCAGGAAAAGGAACTGGCTGATCGTGCTCGTCTTGATCAGTTCCTTACCCAAACCCCTGCAGGGGCCGCTATTTCTGGCGGGACTAGCTTTGAGAACCTTCCGACTGGCACGGCTGCATTTCTGCCGCGTCAGTTTGGTAACGCTCAGGAGCTTCTTGTGGCCGGTCAGCGTGCCGGGATTCCGGTTACTCAGCTCCTTCCTGTGGCTGCTGGAATGGCGTCTTTGGGCAAGACCGAGGCTGAGGCTCGTGCGCTTGGTCTAAAGACCGCTTCCGGCAAAAAGGTCTACAACAGCTTTGAAGCCGCTGCCAATGAGCTGAATCGTATGCAGGCGGGCGGACTTCTGCAAAAGGGTCAGGTCGGAAATGTGAAGTCCGAAGGCGATGGCTATGTGATTGAGACCTCCAGTATGCAGGTTCCCGACCCCGAGGCTACTGCTCGCGTTGATTTGATCAAGGGGGCCTTGAATCAGGATATTGAAGCCGGACGTACTGCTCGTAATCTCGCCCCCGGCATCAACGATCTGAACAAGCTGTTCCAAGAGGGCCTCACGACGGACCGTCTGACCCCGTTCAAGACTCGCGCTATGTCCCTTGCGAAGGGGCTTGGCTTCACGGTTGACGAGAAGAAGTTGGAGCAGCTTGAGACTGCTGAGGCGTATATGACCCAGCAAATCCTTGGGTTTATCCAGCAGACGAAGGGCGCGGTTTCCAATAAGGAAAACGACCTATTCGCCTTGATGGGTCCGGGTATCCAGCGTTCGACGGCTACCAATCGGCGCTTGCTCAAGATTATGGACGACCGCCTTCGGCTGGAGGCGCAGATCGGCGATTTGGTAAGGACTGGTCTCGATAAGGGCTTGCCCTTTGAGGTTATTGGCAAGCGCCGTCAGGAGCTTATCGATAAGTACGACAAGTCGCTTCCTTCCATAGAAGACCTTGGCATTCAACCCGCCGCTCAAGCGGCTGCTGTTCCAGCACCGCCTGCTATGGCGTTCCCGTCCAAGGAGGAAATCGATGCTGAGAAGAAACGCCGGGGCATCAAATAATGGCAATCGACCTTAAAAAGCTTTCTGACGAAGAGCTGCTCGCGCTTGAGTCTGGTGACCTGACAAAGCTTTCAGATAAGGTTTTGCAGGACATCGAGAGCGTCGCTACTGAGGAGGAGCGCGGTGCGCGCCGAGTCCAACTGCCAACCTCGGCGTTTTCATCTGTTCGTCCTGAGTTTTCTGGAGCTAGTTTTGCCCCCCCCGAGGAGACTATGGCCCGTGGGGCGACGGCTGCTATGCGATATGGTGTTCCCATCGCTGCTGGAGTGGCTACTGGTGGTGTTGGTGCCGTTCCAGCACTTACTAGTGGCATATTCAGCACCCTAGGTGAGTCAGGTGCTCAGTTTCTTGAGAAGGCGGTTGGTGAGCGAAATAAGATTTCGGAAGCTGATATTGCTGCCGCGTTCGTTGGCGGCGCTGCTCCGGTATTCCAGTTCAAGCCCTCCGTGCTCGCAGATGCTTACGTGAAGCCTGCGGTCAAGAGCTTCCTTGCTACCCTTACCGGACAGATTGGAGCCAGCGAAGGAGCCCGTGCGATCCAGCGCGGCGAGTTCGCCGGGCTTGAATCGGAAACCACGATGGACAAGGCCAAGGAGGCGGTTGTTCGCTGGGGGCTTCCTGTAGCCATTAGCGGCATTGCTTCCAAGGTGCCACAGTTCGAGCAAGCCGCTGAGGACATTGCCGCCATTCGCGCTGAAGGGCGTTCTCCCATCTTGATGGATGTGCGTCCCGACAAGGCGATGCTTGAGGCCAAGAACTTCAAGGCCGGTACGGACTTGGCTCGTAGTTTGGCGCGGGATATGGACATTGGCCTTGCTGATGTAGTCACGCGGGCCTTTGGGGATATGAGCCCTCAGTCGCAGGCCGAAATTGCGACGGCACTTACTCCCTACGTTGGAAAGTTTGACGAGGCTAAGGCTAGTCTGGCGCGGGCGCGTGCTGTGGCGGAAAAGGCGCAATCCGACCTCAAAGTAGCGGAGTTCACCCGCAGCGAGGATCTAGCCAAGATTAAGACGGCTGCTGAAGCTGCCGGGATTGAGAAGCTGTTGGCCGAGCAGAACCTCGACACGGTTGTTACGCGCATCTTGGGCAATGATGCTCCGATCAAGACCAATCAGGTTGCGCTCGGTGCATTGCAGAAGCGCCTTAAGACGCTTTCTGCCGCCGCTGAGCAAGGCGTTGAGTCGGGGCTGGATGCGCTTTATGCCAATGCAGGCATTCGTTTGGACGATCCTGTGGTGTCTAAGCAGGATGTTCTCCGAAGCATTAATGCCCGTAAGGCTGTTGGTCGTGCTCTAGAAGCCACACCTTTGCAGGAAGATGCTTCGGCTGCCGTTGATGCTTTTTTTGGAAAACGGGATACGGCTACTCTTTTCGAGTTACGTAAGTTCCGGGATACGATTGCTAAGAACCTACCCGAAGGCACTACCGCCAATACAGTTGAACGCTATGCGTCGGCCATTTACGATTCGCTGAAGCAATCGTCCTATAGGTACATTGGGAGCAATTATCCGGAAGGCACGTTGGAGGCGTTTCGGCAGGCCCAGAATAGGGCTGCTGCCAACTTTACCACCCGGAAGGGCAGCGCCATTGAACTATTGAAGGAAGGTGGGTTTAAGCAGTTCTACGACGCCATCAAGGAAGAGGGCCCGATGGGCAATATGATGAGCGAGCTGACTGCCTACTCCAACTCCCTCGCCCGGCTGTTGGAGTCGGCCAAGCGTTCCGGTCAGGTTGGCAGGGCTTCGGATATCGCCGCCATCAATGTGGCCCGTAAGTTCAAGGAGGATGTCAACAACGTCATCCTAAACGGCATCATCGATGAGTCTATTGTTGGGCGCGAAGCTGGGCTTTCCAATGTCCAAGACGTAATCGACCCACAGAAGCTGATCAAGACCCTAGGCTACTTTGAGAGCAAAGGCTTCAGCCTGAAGCAACTTGGAATCGACAACAAAGAGGTCGGAAAGCTTATCAAGGCCAACGCCAAGGTCGGCAAGGAGCCTCTAACCGTTGATCAACTCAATGAGTTTATGGAGCTTCTCCCCTCCAATGGAGGGGACATTGCGGCGAACCGGCTTGCCTATCGTAAGGCGGTAGCCAATGCGATGATTGAGGGCGGTGCTAAGGAGAAGGCAGCGGCATTTGCTCGTGCCAAGAAGATTGCTGACGAGGCCAACCTTGAGCAGTCTACTCGGCAGTTGGAATACGACCGGGCGCTATCCGATCCTCTTACCCAGTTCTTTGCCGAGAATGGCAGTATGCTTCTCGGCAACGGTGCGCTTCAGAACTCCAACTGGGTCGATACCATCATCAAGAAAGATCCGGGGACCATTGCTAGGTTTATGCAGTCCTTGGACGGTCGGCCCGAGATCCGCGCCAAGCTGAAGGACGCTGCGGTGGCCTATGCGGTGAAGCGGTTTATGCCCGATCCCGCGAAGGGTCCGGTTAAGTTAGATGCCGATCAGATCGTAGCTCCGTTTGTGAGCAATAACCGCGATATGATCACTATTCGCGACAACCTGAAGTCGTTCATTGGAGCGAAGGAATATGATCGTATGGTAGGTCTTGTGGTTGAGCCGCTGAGGAAGGTTATGGTCAATCGCCTTTCCCTCGGTCAGGACATCACTAACTACGCGCAGGACCTGAAGGGTCTCTTGTCTGCTCAGGGTCTTGCATCCGGTCGTTCAACGGCGGGTGTAATTGCCGCCAATGCGACGATCAATGCTGCCAACCTAGCCGAAAAGGGGTACTATCGGGTGATGTCGATGATTTGGCTCAATCCTGAGTATTCAGCTCAACTTGCCAAGGCGGGGTACGACCTGAACCGCTTCAAGCAACTGAGTGATCGCAATCGGATTGCAGTTGAGACATTGATGAAGCAGGACGAGGAAGACCGTCAGGCCGACCTTCAGCGCCAGTTCATCACACAAGGTCAGCCCACTCGCTGATCCGTTCGTACCACCCCGGCTCCAGCCAGAACCGTTGCCCGTCCGTAGGGCCGGACCATATCTCCCCTAGGTAGGTCGGTTGGCCCGCGTCTGGGTGCGGGGCTGTACTCACAAGTGTGAACTTATGCCTGCTGACCGGCATTACGGTGAGCCCTTCCTTAGATTCCACCAGAACCCCCTCTACGTGGGGTTTGAACTGGTAGAGCGGCTCTAGTACGTCTTGCACGGCAAAACCCCTTAAAATCGATTCTAGGGCACCCTGTGAGCGTTTTAGGAGGTGCCCCGAATGCGTAGTTCGATGTGATCCTCGCCCCCCACCCTAACCCGGACGGGGGTGATTTCGAACTCAATCCACCCCAAGGAGGCGGGGGCACGCCCAGCATCCACGTTGTAGCTCACTTTCCCGGACTCGTAAGCTTTGAGGAAAGATCCGGTGCGGCCTCCCCAGATGGCGCGTTCCCGGATGACAGGCTCCTTCTTGGCTCCGCGCTTTAACTGGAGGCGGGGAAACAGGGGCAGACAGCCCTTCCCGTGGGTGTGGCCCATCAGGTAGATGTCAGCCTCGGTCCACGGCACCATATCCTGAACCGACTTGAACTGCCCGCCAATGGTAGCCCCGCCTCCCCTGCCGTGATGGGCGAAGATGGTCAGCATATGGCTGCGATTGCCGCGTTTACTCTTTAGGGTTATACCGACAATGGCAGACACCCCCAGAAACTTTGTGCCCAGAGCCGCCGCAAGTAGATGATCGGTAGTGTTGCCGTCACCAAGATCAAGATAGTGATTGCCGCCAAGAAGGCCAATGCAGCGCCCACGCATAAACTGCAACTCATTAGCAAGAGTCCGAGTAACGCCCTTATAAACATCTTTGAGAGTGTTCTTGGTAGTGTCGTGTAGAGGGCCGAGAACCATCCGCTCCGAGGTGCTCATCCCGTCCGTGTAGTCGCCCATCCCGAGGAATATGGCGTTCTTCTTGGATTTGGCGTAGGCCAAGAACTCCCGCCAATGCCCATCCGCGAACATATCGGAATCGCGGTGAACATCCCCGAATGGAATCAGGGTGAAGGGCTTGTTCTCCTCGATCTCCAGATCGACGAAGTGTCCGTAGAATTGGCCGCAGGTCTTCATTTTCTGTTAGCCTTCCTTATCTCACGTTGCTGTGCGGTGACTTCCGAGTGGCATTCCGTACATAGAAGACGGAACCCATTGGCCTCGACAAAAAGCCGGGAGACGTACTCATCCCATCCTCGGAATCCGCGTACAGGGTCCACGACGGGCTCGATGTGATCAATATGGGTTTCTGAATTGCCAACGACCTTTTTGCAGGCGGAGCAGACGTATTGATTTCGTCCAACTCTCGCAGCCTTGCGGCAAGTGTGCTTAGGCCCCCATCTCCCAGATGCCCGACGCAATGCAGATGTAATGAATGAACGGAATTTAGCGGCGCTCCAAGTTCCATTGTTGTAGGGCTTCAACATTTCATCAAAGAGAGTGGTAGGTAGGCGTTGTCTCGCATTGCCGTTCCTCCATTGCAGGTGGCCTGCGTTGACGTTCGCTCCACCTTAACATCTACCGTCCACTCCCCCTGACTGTCGCACACCTTCCACCAGACCGTTTTGGTCTCTGGGATCAGGTAGACGAGTAGCAGGCCGGGACACCGGAGTGACTTGGCTACCGACCTAAGCTTCTCCAGCTTTGAGAAGGTGACTAAGTAGGAGCCAAAGCCGGAAAGCTGCTGATAGGTGAGATTGCGGGTTTTCACCTCCGCAACCCCTACGATGGACGAGCGCCACAGGATGGCGTCCACGTCCGCATCCGAGGTGTCGGTGGTAGTGGCATAGCCCACCTTCTTGGCCTCACAGAACGATTGCAGACACAGATGCTGGTAGCTGATGTACCGGCGACCATTCTCCGTGTTGCAATCGAGGCTCATCCTATCGTTCTCCTGATGACCTCATTGCCCAGCCATAGGACGCAGGCGTGGATGTGTTTACATCTATCTCTGTCCGTCTGGGGGTACTCAGCATTCTTCCCTTCCTTCAAGCGGGGCTGGCATCTGGTCTCCCAGTCCCGGCAGGTGCATTGACCCCTCCCTTTGTGGAGGGAGAGGTCACAGACATAGAACTCCTCTTCCCGAGATTGACTCGTTACGTGGAAGAGAAGCTGGCCTCTGTGCTCAATCGTCACGGAGGGCCTCTGACCTGATACGTTCACCCCGAGCTTGGGTGAACTTGTGGTAACGCTCCATTGCCCGGAACTGCTCTACGGGGTCTTCTTCAGCCCCGATGTCGTTGACCAGTTCTTCCATCAAACGCTCTTCAAGTGTCTCTAGCTTTCGCATATAGGTAGTTGTGTTGTGTCGCCCATTTAGGATCGGCGTGAATTAAGTTATGACAGGGGCGACAGACTGCCATAAAGATACGAGTGTCACAGAGCTTCCCCCCACGCCCGAGGGGAAGCTTGTGGTGAATGTCCTGTGCGTCGCTTCTCTGACAACACTCACAGGACGGGTTGACTGACAAATACTCAGCCTTCAGCTCCCGGTAGAGCTTCAGGGCTTCCTGCCTTTTCCGGCTTACTTTTCTTAAAGGTGAGCGTCGCAAGTTTGTCGTGGAGTTTCCAGAGCTGTTTAGCAGTCTGGGGGTTGAAGGCTTGAGCCATCCCAGCGCGCATTGCTACGCACTTACGAATGTTCTGCCAATCTCCAACACTAAGACCGGGGATCGTAGGCATTCTTGTACCTCCAGATTTGGGCTGCGGAGCAGAACAGTTCAAACGCCTCGCGCATCTCAGCCGCTGAGTATTCAACGACCTCGATACGTCCGGGTTCCGTGGTGCTGATGTAGACGTTGTAGCCTACCGAGTTTTCTTTGATCGGTCCGCCATTACACCAGTACGCAACGTGGTAGGCCGCGATCTGGGGGATGTGACCGAATTTAGGGGTGATGGGCTCGCCGGGAGTGGTCTTCGTGCTTTTGAAGTCCAAGATACCGCACAGCTCCCCCTTGGTCACCGCGAGGTCCGTAGTCCCGGCATATCCGTACTCTTGAGACACAACCGTGAACTCGGAGTCTGCGATGTCCAACCCCATCTTCTCCACGGCTGTGATGCCACCCATCGCCATCTCTAGCTCAGGGCCAGCGTGAGGAGCAGGCTGTCCTTTGAGATGTGCCTCGATGTTTGCGTGGATGCGGGTGCCAAGCTCGGCAGCGTCCGAAACCTCGTCTAATGCCCTAGAAAGGGCAGTAGCGACGTATTCGTGCATCTCCTCATCCCCAATGGGAGGAGCGTTGAAGCAATACTCCGCGACCTTGCCAAGCTTCCAGCGGTTCAAAGACGGATTGTCGATGACCGACAGGATGCCGGTGATGGAAGGAAGGAGGCCCTTCTGCTTCGCCTCCTTGATTGTGGTTGGCCGGAAGGCTTTCTTGGCCCCTTTTTTGGTCGGCTGACTGTGTGCAGCCGCGCCCTCCGTGGTGTACCAATGCATCAGAATGCCTCCTCAGAGCTTGGCGCACTAGTAGCCGCTTGTCCGAATACCTTGGCGTTGCCAAGAATTGGACCCTTGATGCCCTTTAGGCGAGCCTCCTTGGAAACGCCCTGATCAACGCGGTAGGCATTGCCAAACTTGTCGTTGGGGGTTTCCCAAAGGATAAGGTTAAGAATCTTGCCATTCTTGCCCTCGTAGAAGTGAGACTTGTCGATCTTGGAGACGTTGACGCTTACGCTGATCATTGTTTTTTAGGTTTAGGTTTAACTAGCAGAATCAGAAAGGATCGTCCTTGTTCACCTGCTTGGGAACGTAGGTCTTGATTACGGGATTGGCCGGACGAGCGGCCTCGCCATCGTCGTCTTCCTGCGTGATGCAGAGGAAGGCCGCGAGGGCATAACGACGGAGGTAAGTCGTCGCAGAGCCGACTCCCTGCGGGTCCGCCTTGGGCAGCGGAGAGCTAGCCGTATCCTCGATCCATTGCCCGCTAGTGTGAAGAAGACGGGTGGTCAGATGCACCCGATCCCCGCCGTCTCCGAGCGTCTGGAGGACCACAATCCCCGCCTTGTTGAGCGGGCCCTTGGTGGCCTCGATGACGCTTCCGAGGGAGGCGTAGGAGTTCTTGAAGTGCGGGTTCTTGGCGTCCTTAGACGCATTAGCCACTTCGCGTTGAGCGACCAAGAGGGCCGCGCTAATCAGGTCAATTTTGTCCGATGTTTTCATTTGTGTTTAGCATTTCGTTGGTTTCCTGCATCCAAAGCATCGCCATCTCGGCAACTTCAGCCTGCTCTTGGCAGGTCGGTTCTTCAAAGCGGCTAAGAAAGCCGCTGATGACGAGCGCAGCTTTAGCTAGCTGCGTCTCGTAGTCGTCTCGTGTGGGTATCATTTTTATCATCTTTATCTCGCTTCTCTTGTGGTGGATTGTTCCCAGAAAGGGAAGCCTTTTCTTTTCCGAAAACCCTATCCCAGCCAGTACGAAAGGCTTCCGAGTGATTATTCCTTGGAGAATCGCCTTTGCCGTTCATCGCTGGAGTTGGTTGAACTTGGTGGTTGGGCGGTTGAAGACCATCCTGATAGAGGCGCAGCCGTTGTCCCGGCCCTTGGCCTGCACGATCTCCACCTCTAGGTTCTGGACGGTCTGATCGTTGAGGGTCTGAGTGCCACCCTCGGAGTTCTCGGATGGCAGATGGATGAAGATCACCCGGTCTGCATCCTGCTCGATGTTGCCGGATTCCCGAAGGTCTGAGAGGCGGGGAATGCGGTTCTCGCGTTCCACTTCCCGGCTCACCTGAGCCAGCAGGATGACGGGGATACCCATCGAGACGGCGAGGTCTTTGAACGCCAACGTCGTTTGCCCAATGGCGATATCGCGTGTCTCTCCCTTCCCGTGCGGGGGCACGTAGAGTTGGAGGTAGTCGATGACCACAGCCTTCACTTGCATAAACGCCTTGCACGCTTCGATGCGGGCGGCGATCTGGGATGGATTGCGGTCGCTGTCGAAGATGTGCAGCTTCTTGGACAGGTTCACCTCAATCTCTTTCAGGGCGTTCTCGAATGCCTTGATCTGATAGGGATTCGCTTGCCGGGATTCGATGGCGCGGACGGAGACGCCCGACATCATCCCAGCTAGTCCCTTACAAACTTTTTTCACCGGCATCTCACGCGAAAAGAGGAGCGTGTCGCCATAACGGGACGCGAAATGGCGGCAGATGTCGCGGGCCATCGAGGACTTTCCGACACCCGGACGGGCAGCGATGACGATCAGTTCCCCGCCAGTCGCGGCCCCCAGTTCCTTAGTCATATCAGGCCAAGGCCAAGTCATCCCGGTTTGTTCAGCCTCACCAGACAAGAGCTTGGCTAGGTCTGCCATTACCTGTGAGGCGGCGTCTTTCAGGCTGACCTGCGTAGCCGTCTGGTTGCGGATGGCTAAGACCTTGCTGATCTTGGCGACGAACTCATCGACTTGCGGCTTCCCGGCTAGGGCCATTTGCGTCGTCTCTGAGGCCACCACAGCCAGTTCCCGGGCTTGGTACGCATCCCGCAGGGCATCTAAGCTGTACGTGAACGCCAGAGGCGTAGGAGCCGCGCTTGAGATATCTGCGAAATTCGCAAGTCCGCCGCACTTCCGAAGCTCAGAGTCAGTCTTCTTCAACTCGGCGCAGACGATGTGCGTCTCCACCCCAATGCCTTTGATGTGGCATTCGTTGATTTGCTTCCAGATGGCTTTGGCGGGCTGGCTGTAGAACCAGCCGTCAGACACTCGATAGTCGAGGGCCTTCAGGAGGGCGGATGCGCCCTCGTTCATAATGCAGGAGAGGACAACCCTCTCTGCTTGGTCATTGTGCGGGAGTTGCATTGTGTATGTTTCTACGGTTTAGGATGTGTTTGAACTCTTCGTTGGTCAGGTAGTGGCGCTGATAGCCCATCGTGGTGATGCGCTGGGCGATGTTCTTCGGGTCAACCTCCGGGAATGCGTCCTTCAATTGCTTGAGGGTCATCCCAGCACGCATCGCGTTCTCAAATCTAATCCGTAAGGATAGAGTCGAGCCGGGCGATTTGTGCCACGCTGAGGTGTTGGAAGACTGCGGGGTCGCGGATGAAGGCTGTGAGGTCATTTATCTGTGTTTCTAGTTTGGCGGCGAACTCGGCTTTGACCTTGGCAGGTCTGCCGCATTGAAGGACATCAAGCTGGGCTTTGTCTGTTAATGGCGTTGAAGACATTCGGGAATTGTTTGCTGAAGATTTCACGGATCAGGCAGGCGAGTTCGCGGTGTTCCTTTTGGGTATGCTCCGCGCATCTCTGGTCGAAGTAATGAATCCAGCTTCTGACATTGCCGGTCACGTACATCCGGGTGCGGGTACAGAGAGGCAAAACCATCCGGGCAGTCTCCTTGCTCACACCCTCGGCAATCAGGCGCTTGTAGACGCCGAAGATGGTCCTCACCGCCTCCTGCGCCTCCCAGCCCAGATCGAGGTCTTCGTGGGGATCTCCTGATGCCTGACGATTTTTCAGGTCTTGCCTGCGTAGCTCGATGGGCTCGGACTCGCTGCTGGCCGCATACCTTTGGGACCACTCTTGAAACGTGAAGCTGCGATGGCGCAGAAGCTGGGCGGCAATGGCCCGGCTGGTCTCCACTTCCACGGTCATCGAGGCAGTCTCAAAGACACTCCAATGCCCGTGCCTGATGCAGTAGGCGAGGAGGCGAGGAGCCGTCTCCGTGTTGGTCTGGTTCGAGGGATTGCTGACCCGAGCGCAATACGCGATCAGGTCGTCTGCGGTGAGGATGCCCTGCTGGATGAGGTCCGCACAGGGCTGAGTGATGCTGACGAGTTTTGCGTTCAAGACAGTTTCCTCCACGTTGATCCAAACAAAAGTTTGGTAGTCATCCTGCGCCACCACGACACATCTCCGCGCAGCCTGATGGTGATAAGCGCGGGATCTCCGAAGATCACCCACTCCCACCTCTCAGCAGGCATTTGGAAAAGGCTCAAGCCTTCGCCTTTCGGAGTAAGAAGACTATGCACAGTAAACATCTGTTCTTTATCGTGCATTGGATCGCTCACGGCTGCTCCTTTCGTGCGGCGTTGATTGCGGCCCGCAGCGCGGCGTTTTCGCGCTCCAGTTGTTTCACCTTCCCGACTAGTGGAGCAACACAGGTGCAATGTTGCTCGTCGGGTCGATGATCTAGGGCGTGCGCTACCGCATTCTCCCAGTCCGCTATTTTTTCACGCAGGGACTCGTTCTGAGCGAACATCAACTCGCTCTGCCGCTGGCCCTCACACTCCCGGCCATCACAAGTCTCACACAGCCAGCCCGTCCGAGCGTTGTCCAATTGCCTTTGGAGGTCGTCCACCTGAGCCTTTAGTTCCGCCTCGCGGCGGTAGTAGGCTGAGATGGCGATCATATCGCCGTGCTCGTTAATCAAGACGCACCTCCAATCTGCTTGATGTAATGAACGGCTCGGAGGGCGTTGTCTCGCATCATCGCCCGGGCTCCCTGCCGGAATTGGTCCCGAGTTTCGTATCGGGAGTTCAGCCGATGCGTTTCGGCCCGTCCGAGGAAATAGGCGGCCATCGCCGCCGGGCTGTATAGGGCTGGTCTTTTAATCTTCATTGTGTGCTGCTTTCTCTGTTTGGTTTTGGTTTCCTACGACGGGGCGTTTCCCCGTCTGCATCCATTCAAGGCACAGGAGATACCCGTGCGCGTCAATCAAATTGTCGTCCTTCGGCTTATGTGCCTGACGCCTAAGCTTTAAGGCCGTCATCATCAGCGGAACGTCCTCTGCGGTGATGGGGCTGGTGAGCCGGGTGTTCAATAGTCCGGTCCACATCGCGGCGATCCCTGAGAAGTCCTGATCTGGGGTGCCGTAGCTCTCGTTCCGGTCCCCGGTGATTAGCCTGATGGCTTCTTCGGCGTGGTTCACTCAAAGTCCTCCCGGTCAGGGCCGTCTTCGCTTTGAATCACGATTCCGACTACGACCCCAATGAGGAAGCCGAGTCCGCTGCATATTAGTGTCATCATCTTTGGTTTTAGGTTTAGCTGACTTTGTATTTTCCGGTGAACTGCAAGGCGAGCTTGAAGTCCTCCAGTAAAACCTTTTCCCCGACCATCCGCGAGAACCAGCCCGATTCCAACGGAAGGCTTTGACCTAGGGCTTTGGCGGTCGGGTGCGTAATGCCGTAGCGGTGAGTCCGGCACAATTCCAGCAGTTGCTTTGTGAGCACGATCTTGCCCTCAGCATCTGCGGCAGGAAGCGCGGGAAAATCGACCTGATGCTTGGCCCTTTTAGGCTTCGGAGGCGTTGGCATCTTCGGTGCCTGCTGCTCCTGATGCGGCTTCCCGTGAAACACGCTATGGCAGCGATGGCACATACAGATCAGGTCGTCCAAATGCTCCAGTTCGTAGCCGCGATGCTCATAGGTGCGGTGATGCGCGGCGAGGTCCATCTGGCTGTTGCAGACTTGGCAACGATGCCCGGCGCGAGCCTTTACGTGCTTTGACACCAAAGCCCAGTACGGGGTCTTCAGGTAGTCAGCGTAAGGCATATGAGGCCCCGGACCTTTAGGGAGCGGCGGGTAATACCGCATAAATGCGCGTTGCTTGCTCATACGGCAGTCGGAAACGGGAAGCGAGTGCGCCCGCCATACGGGTTGATCACGGTGGCGTATCCGTCTCCCTTTAGCTCGACCCGGTAATCGTGGTATGCGTTGGGGCTTAGAGTGGGCTTCAGCGTGCGAAGCATAGCTGCGTGCGCTGCGCCCTTATGCAGCACTCCAAGGTTCTCATCCTTGGGGAGACTATGCATATGGTGCATACCAAGGTTAGTATTCTTAGTATTATCTAAGTTATGTACCTTGGTGTGCATATGGTGCATACGTAGTTCTACGCCATTAAGGGTAAGAACGTAGGCGTTGGACCTAGCACTATTTCCCGGCTTAACCCTTATCAGCCCTTTGTCCTTTAAGGACTTAAGGGCGGCAAAGACCGCCCGCACCGAGAGATTAGCCTTCTCAGCAATCGTCGCGGATGCAGGGTTGCATAGGCCCGTCTGCGCGTTGCGGCAGCGCCAGAGGTAGGCGAGCACCCAGCCTTCTTGCGGGGTAAGCCCGAGGTCGAACAGCCAAGCCGGAATAAACGGCTCACGGCCAGCGCACACATCTGTTGAGTAGGTTGTTGTCACAAGCAAAAGGCCCGCCAAGTGCGTGCTTGACGGGCCATTGCTTGAACAACCCACCCGAGGATCAGTCGGGCGAAATAGTTTTCTCAGGCACGCACCTGATAACGAGACCTTACCATACAGACGGTTGACATCAAGCTTTAGATGCGTGATTTTGCCTTTAAGCGTGCAAACCTCTGAAGACCAACTAGATATGTTCGAAGAAAGTTCTAAGAGGGTGAAGGTTTTAACGGGAATCACAGCTAAAAAACCCGTCATAAACCTAGCGTCTCAGGTCACGCTTCCCTCGGTCAGCCAGCCATTTACGGCTGTTAGGGTGAGCCCAACCGAGACTTGGATCATTCACCATTGATTCAACCTTTAAGGCATATTTCGTGGATATGCCCTTTAGAGCATATTTGGAGTTAGGGCCGTGCCGCCAGATGTTGGCCCGGGTTTGAGGGGTGTCGGGTAGTCGGTGCCGAGCCACCCACCTGTCCGTGTAAAGGCAGAACAGGCGGAAAGACCCGTCGAGCGAGGATCGGTCCTTTAAGGAGGCTTGGTGGCCCCAGCTTTGAACGTCCTTAACTACGGCAGGCTGGATTTGGGCCGGGCCTACGGCGGATCCGTTGCGGGCGTTCAGGTCGCCGCTGGATTCCATTTGGACAATCGCGAGGAATAGGATCAGGAGTTGGGATTCGGGCATTTTAGTTGATTTACTCGATTTAGTGGCCGGGGATTCGCCCTTTAAGGGGGTTTGCCCTTTAAGGAGCTTTTCCCGAATAGGCGCGCGCCCGGCAAGCCTCTTCCCCGGGTATTGTTACGCACAGGGCCTGCCTAGGGTAAAGCCCCCAGAATTAGGTTGGGTAAAGCCCCCCAATTCCAGAAATCGCAGGAAATGGCCTTTCCTTGCGATTCTAGCCACTTTGACCATTTGCGGCTACCGTGACACCCCCGGCGTTCACCGCGCCCCGCAAAAGCGAAGGAAACGCGCAAGGGAAAGCCCGGATCGCCGCAAATAGGCGCGGAAAAGCCGCCCCGGTCAAAGGGCGGCTTGGGTTGACTCGGCTTGGGTTAACCTAGCAAGGCGAGCCCGGCCCCGTAAAGCAGGAAGCCCGCGCAAATGACAAGCCAAAGGGCCGTTGCCACGAAATCGCCTTTCTTCACGATGCACCCCCCGCAATGGCGCTTGCCTTACGGGCTCCGGTGCCGTGCGCGGGAAACCCGACGATAACGGAACGGGCACCCCTCGCGCAAAGCTGGCAAGTGGCGCAAGACACCCCCTCACGTTGCGTAGCGGGGCAAATAACAACCTTCCTTCCTGCGGGCGTGCGGGTGTTGGTGGTTTGGCTCGCTGGCAGCACGCAAACCACGGGCCCGGCTCCGGTCTCCGCTAGCGCGTCCGCGTCCGCTAGGCAATTCCCGGAGAGATTAACCACGAATCCGGCAGCGTTCGCTTCCCTGATCGCCTCTAACGCTTGCGGGCTGCGCTTGTGACTGTAGGTGAACCCCCGCTTGCCCGTATTAGCCCGGACAAGCTGGCGCAATTCCGAAACGTTTACCGTTTCCCCGCAGCCCGGAAGATCCCCCGCCTGATTGTGGCGCCAGACGGTGCCCGCAGGAAGCGAACAAATGGAAATGCAAAACTCGCCCCAAGGCATTCCCCGCTCGCGTTCCGCTATTTTGCGCCAATGCAGCGCAAGCGGGCCGGACTTTGCGTAGCACCCTGCATCACGGAACGGACAAGAAGGAGGGCAGGAATCCGGTTCCGTAGTTGAGACCGGAATGGGGCCCGTTTTAGCGTTCGCGCTTTTCAGCGTCAAGTGTGCCCAAGTCATTCGGCACCCCCTTTCACCTCGCGCAAGGCTTCCGCATAGCTTAACGAACCGTCGCCGTGGCTTCCGAAACGCGAAAAGTGAAGCGCCGAAAGCTTCCGGCGAATCTCCGGCCCCGGAAGCCCGATTGATACGTTCCAAGCTTCGTTGGCGCTCTCAATAAAAGGACTCGAAATCCCTGCATTGCGCGAAACTTTCCAAGCCCGAAATTGTTTTGGAGTCAGGCTCACGCGGCACCCCCGATTCGTTTGAAAGCGCGGACTACGTGCACGTATTTCCCGGCCCCCAAGGGCGCCGAAGCCGAAACCCCAAAAAGCTCTTTTTGAAGATTTAGAAACAGGTAAACCGCAAGCGCGTGGTTTTCCGGCGCGGAGTACGCATAATTCCACGGGAATACCTTGCGCGGCACCGTTTCCCCCGGAGACATAAAAACGCACGCAACTCGGGTGCCTCGGGTGTCCGTAGCGGGAAGCACGCGGGAAATAACGGCCCGATTCATTCGCCACCCCCAAGCTCGAAACCTTCTTCGGCCAACAATTCGGCCACGGCTTCATCCGCTTGCTCGCGAGCTTCGGCCAGCGTTTCCGCGGTGACGCCCGCGGAGAAAATGTCTTCAATTTCATCCGCCGCATTCATCACGCACGGCAAGTCCGGCAAATCCGAAAGGCTAAGTAAGCCTTTGGTCGCGAGGGTGCAGGCTCCGCGCAATACGGAAAACGCTGCCGGGCGTGCGCCCTTGGCTGCGTAAATCCTTTGCATTTTCTCAACCGCTGCCGGGCTTGGGTGACGTTGGGTATTTGTGGTCATTTGTTGTGTTTATGGTTAACTAACAAAGGGTTCAAAACGCGTAGACAAGGCCCAAGCCTAGCCCCGCAATCAAAAGGACATAAAGCAAGACATCGGCAAGGGTAACGGTTTCGGATTCGTGTTTCATTCTTCGCCCTCCACTTCCTCGGTTTCCTCCACTTGCGGCCGTGAAGCTTCAAAGGCGAGCCGCGCAAGGCGCTCGCGCTCCCGCTTGGATTCAAGCCGAGACTCGTCAGCCGGAGTCCAAGGCGTTTGCCGTGACTTAGCCTCGGCGAAAGCCTCGGCGAGTGTTACTTTGGTTTGCATTTCTTTGTTTTGTTTCGGCTCGGGTATCCCAAGCGCGCCGACAAGATAACAGAAGCGAGCGCGGAAACGCAATACGTAGAAACACGTATTTGAAAGGGACTAGTTCCCCGCAATCTGAATCCCCGCAATCCAAAGCTCCAAAGGCCCCAAGTCCCCCAAGTAAAGGGACACGTGAGGGACACGTAAGAGAGAGGCCTGAGTCACGGCTAGAGTCGCGGCTAGAGTCACGGCTAGAGTGAGGCAAGCGAGTGAGTGGCGCAGGCAATCCTTTCCCTCCCTTAAGCCTCGCCTCACGCACGCAGGTCCGGCCCCTCCCATATGGTGTTAGGGCATTTCCCCTAATTCTACCCCTAGGGTGGTCACCTCATTCCAATTGGGGGGGGAGGGGGTTGGTGGGGTGGGGGGTGGGTAAATTGGGATTGCTCCACTAACCCCTTTTAAAAAATTCCCAATATGTCCCTAAAAGCCGCCCTATGCGATTAGGCTTGATCCGCCCCATTGGGGCGTACCAGCATAGCCCGATGACCAAAGAACGCGCTAAACGGGCTAGAAAGCCTGTTAGTGAGATGGCGGTGGAGATTGCTAAGTTCGGGGAGGCTGAGGGGAACTATCTGGAAAGGCGGGACCCGGCTAAGGCCGTGAAGGCTTTGGAGATGTTGGCGGAGGGGTGCTCATTTGGGAAGATCAGGGAGGAGCTGGGGATGAAGTGGGAGACGATTAGTCGGCTAAAGGCTAGGCATCAGATGGTCTTGGAGGATAGGCGGCGGGAGTTGGCGCAGGATGCGCTGGAGATTGCGGAGGGTCTGAGACTCTTGCAGAAGGAGAAGATGAGGCAGTTGGCGGAGGACCCTGAGCAGTTGGCGCGGACCAACATCCGGGATTTGGCTATTCCTTGGGGGATAGCTAATGACAAGTTTCTTGCAGCTCTGGGGGAGAACAAGGTGGTGGTGGAGCACAAGGGTGCCGCGCCTAGCTTGGAGGATGCGATGAAGGCTATTGAGGAAGCTAGGGCCAAGCTGAAGGCTAGTAGCGTGGAAGTGGTGGCTAAACCCGTGGAGGCGTGTTGAAAAGACTGGGGTGTTTTTTCAACAACGTGCAAAGCAAACTAGGCTTTCCTTTAATTCCATTTTCCGGAATTAACGAAAACTAGGCTTTCCTTTAATAATGGCCCTAGTCTGGGAACCGCACGAAGTTCTAAAGCCGCCGACTGACGAGGAGTTGGCGGCGATGGAGCCGCAGGATGTTCTGAAGCTCCACGAGCTTTACCACTCGGCTATCTCCAATAGCAGGCGTGACCCCTATCGGTACGGGTGGAAACTTCCTCATTGGCGGGATGCCGAGGAACTGCTCCAGACCCACGCAGAATTGCTAGTAAGTGGCGGAAATCGTTCTGGCAAAACAAGTTGGGCAGCACACGCCGTAGTTAAGTCTGCGGTGGAGAACCCCGGCTCCGTCATTATGTGCTTTGCCCAGAATGCGGATGTGTCCATCCGTCAGCAGCAGTCTGCGGTGTATGACGCTCTGCCGGAGGAGTTTAAGGCGAAGGTGTTGGGGACGGAGGAGAACGTGTCCTACACCCGGAAGAACGGGTTCTCCAAGTCCAGCCTCATCCTCCCAGTCAGCAAGAGTTCCATCATCTTTAAGACCTATGCCCAATTCCTTAACAACGACACAATCCTTGAGGGTGCTGAGTTGGGGTGCCGCAATCCTAGCTGGATCAACATTGGCGCTTGGTGTGATGAATATCTGGTCGGACCGGAACTCCTTAGCACTCTTCGTTTCCGCCTCGCTACTCGCAACAGCAAGCTGGTCGTTACTTTTACACCTATCGACGGCTACACCGAAGTTGTCCGAGACTACGTGCAGGGAGCGGAGACCATCCGATCTAAGCCCGCCGAGCTTCTGGGTGGCCGGAACGTCCCATACCTACAGCGTTCAAGGAACCGGGATGCCGGGATCATCTACTTCCACAGTAGAGACAACCCCTTCGGTGGTTACGACCGTATCGCCAAAGACCTAGCCAATAGGCCAGAAGCCGAAATCCTGACCCGTGCGTATGGCATTGCTACGAAGTCAGTCAGTACGAAGTTCCCCAACTTCAGCCGAGACCTAAACGTCGTAGCCCACGACTCGATCAACCTAAAGGGAACGACGAAGTATCTCATCCTCGACCCCGCTGGACGGAAGAATTGGTTTATGGCGTGGATTGCCGTGGACCAGTCGGATACGTGGTGGATTTATCGGGAATGGCCGGATGTGAATGTCGGGGAGTGGGCCAGATGGCACGGGGGTAAGTGGATTGGCGGAGAGGGGTCTAAGGGTCTGGGTTATGGCATCCGCGATTACGTCGATCTCATCACGGGGATGGAGTCGGATACGAACGACTCAATCTTTGAACGACTGATCGACCCTCGGCTAGGTGCAGCCAAATATCAAACGCAAACCGGCGTATCGTCCGTTATGGCGGACCTTGAGGATGCGGGGCTCGTATTCCTCCCAGCCCCCGGCTTGGACATCGAGGATGGATTGCAGGCCATCCAGACCAAGCTTTCGTACAACAAGAAGGCTCCGGTTGATTCTTTGAATCGGCCTCATCTCTACATCTCAGACCGCTGCGAGAACATCATCCAAGCCTTTCAGGAGTACACGGCGGATGGTGGGCAGGACGAGGCGTGGAAAGACCCCATCGACTGCATTCGCTATGCGGCGGTGGCGGGGGTACGCTTTATCGACCCCAACTCACTTCGAACCATTAAACCGACTGGAAGGGCCTACTGATGATCGCATTCAATGACCTGTGTACGGAGCTTGGCATCACCAAGTTCCAATTAGCCAAGCTGAGGGATGAGCGTCTGGCGGAAGGAGAGTATCTGACTGTGGAGGGCCGGAAGTTCTTTACGGAGGAGGGAGCGGAGAAGCTCCGGCTGGCTGTGGCTGTCCCCGAGGCTGTGCCAAAGCGTTTGCAGATGCGGGTGATTCGCCGCGCTCCTAATCCACATTGGGTCTATTGTCTGATGGATAAGGACAAGGGACTTGTTCCCGTAGCCGTCCGACCCCGCGATTGTGATAAGCTGATTGGAAAACCGATCTTCGTCGATGTCATCACCGACGAGAAGGGAACCACCTACCGTCATGAAGTCCTCGGACGGTGACATCACCCTAAACCCCGTATGGCAGGCCGAGCAGATGGACCGTCTGCTGGGGTTTGAGATTTTGACCCGTACCCTCACGGCTCAGTACCAGCCAATCAACCCAGAACTGCTGGCTGACAAAATAGGGGCGCACAAGGGCGTTGCGTATACAATCGTCCAGAATCTCCAGCGCAAACTGAATGCAAACTAATGACCTTAATGAAGCCCTGACCTACGTCCGGGCGGTTCCCAATGTCGCCGCGCTGAAGAACGCCTACGACACAACGATCAACGATCTGGACTGGTACTTGCAGAGTACCCGCGATTCTTATGACTACCGCCGAAACATCTGGCCGGGAAAGTCCAAGGACTTGCGTAAGCACGGGAGCGACGCCTTCCCCTTCGAAGGGGCGGCGGATTCGGAGGTGCAAGTCATCGACGAGCGTATCAACACCTATGTTGCGCTGTTTATGTCTGCGCTCAATCGGGCGCACATCCGGGCGTACCCCATCGAAATAGACGATCTGGGTCGGGCGCGGGTGGTGAGTGCCTTCCTCAAGTGGATGGTGGCCTCCTACATCCCTGACTTTAAGCGTCAGATGGAGCTGGGTGCCAACTACCTGTTGGAGCGGGGGATTATGGTCACCTACATTGGGTGGCAGAAGGAGAACCGCACCTTCCTTCAGCGTCTGGACTTGGCTCAGATTGCTCAGGTGAGCCCCGATCTGGCCCAGATCATCCTCGACGGAAAGTCGGATGAGCAGGTGATTCAGCTTCTGAAGGGTCAGTTCGACAATCTAACCGATAAGCGGGCGAAGAAGGCTCTGAAGGAGCTGCGGAAAGAGGGTTCTGCCGAGTTCCCGGTGGTTCGCCAGTCGGTTAACTGCCCCAAGGTAGCTGCTTTGGCCCCTGATGGGGACGTTTTCTTCCCCGCCTACACTACTGACCCCCAGAAGGCCCCGTATTGCTTCTGGCGTGTCCTAATGACCGCTCAGGAGATCAAGAACAAGGTGGCTACGGAGGGCTGGGACTCCGAGTGGGCGGACAAGATCATCGAGATGCAGGTCACTTCCGTGGATATGAACGATCCCCGGACGAACACCTCGTACACCCGCATCGCGCAAGAGCAGACGACTGAACTTTACGAGGTCATCTACTGCTATCAGCGGCTGATTTCCGAGGAAGACAAGTCCGAAGGCATCTACTGCACCGTCTTCCACAACAACTACTACGGAACCTCCGAGGAGCCGAAGTTTGCGAAGCACGAATTGCTCAACGGGTACGACGACTACCCCTTTGTCGTCACCAAGCTGGGCGAGGACAACAAACGTTTGTACGAGCTTGCCACGGTGCCCGAGCAACTACGCGGCATCCAATGGCAGGTGAAGGTTGAGCGCGACAGCCGCATCGACCGCAACAGCTATGCCACCCTTCCCGCCATTATGTACCCCGCGGGAACGCCCGCGCCTGAATGGGGCCCCGGAGTCAAGGTCGCCTATCGCCGTATGGGTGAGATTCAGTTTGGGCCTACTCCTGCCTACAACCCCGGCAGCGTGGAAATGGAGCGCACGCAGATTGAGCAGGCCGACCGTCTTATGGGTCTGGACCACCAGAACCCGATGTCCCGCATCCGCCAGCAGTTCTTCGTAGATAAGTTCCTCACTCACGTGAGAGACGTACTGCGGATGACCTACAAGTGCTATCAGCGGTTCGGTCCCGAGCAGGTGTTCTTCCGCGTAACGGGAAATCCCGATCCGGTGCGTTTTGGTCGCGGCGATCCGAATGAGAACTTCGACATCAACATCAACTTCGATGTCCTGACGACCGATCCCGAGACCCTTGAGGCGCAGCTCAACCAGTTCGTCAGCCTCCTCCAGTTCGACCGCAATGGTCGCATCAACGTGGACCGGATGCTGGAGGTGATGGCTGCGGCGGTTAACCCCCTACTGGCTGATAGCGTCCTCCAGCCCGCTCAGGAGGCCCAGCAGCAGATCGTCAAGCAGGTCGCCGACGATCTGTCCAAGATTTACGCTGGCATTGAGGTCGGAGCCCGTCCCAACGGGGCTCAGGTCGCAATGCAGGTCATACAGCAGTATGTGCAGCAGCCCGACGTTTCCCAGCGGATGCAGTCGGACGAGTCGTTCCAAGCTCGTTTGCAGAAGTACATTCAGCAGTACCAGTTCCAGATGCAGCAG